CTTGCAAGCTCCCACTTCAATATAATGTTTGTTCCCATAACCATAACGCCATCGTACCAAACATCAATGGTCTTCTCTATCTTCTCAAACCTTCCCTCATCCATCATCTCTTGTGGTGGATTGAATTGGTCATCCTTCTCTATAACCTTTGCTCCTCCTCCCTCAAGAATCTTTTTCTTGTATACAATCTTCTTTGTTGTCTTGTAGTTAAAGTACATCAAGGTACAGGTGTCTCTATAGAAGATGTCATTGTCATAATACTGAGCTACATTATAGTAGTCGTACCAACTCTGACCGTATTTAGATATCTTCTCAAGGTCTTCTTTAGTTAATTTTGGGTCTATCTTTAATAACTCTGTAAGCGGAAGCGTCTTAATCTCTCCCCAATAGAAGCAGTCCTTAAAGTGTGGGTCCTCGGTATAGCTATATACCACGTTTGCAGGGTCTACGTATGACACCTTCACGCCTGAGCCCGGTAAGAACTCGTTCTTTGCTACGCTAACACCTAATACTGTAAGGTCATAGTCTAGCCTCTTTCTAATATCCTGATAGTGATTCTCTGAGAATATGGTATCAATAGCCTCCTCCTCCGCTATCTCTATAGCAGGCTTGTAGTTTAGATTCATATACAACGCTAGCTCCTCATCACTCTCAGGAAGCTCAGCAGGGTTCATTGCGAATGGGTCAACACCCGTCTTCTCCTGTATGGTTAGCAGGACATCTTTAGCTGCCATCTGCCCCTCTATAATGTCTTGATACTTGCTACGCTTTGATTGAGATAGTGCGTCCTCAGAGTATGCCTTTACCCTAAACAGCCTGTCAGACATTCCGTTAACAACGATGTCCACAAACTTAGGGAGTATAGGAACAGGTGTCCAATCCAAGTTAAGATACGACAGGTCACCGTCTACAGCTAGCTCTGTTTTGTACTTTGCAATAGACTGCTCTCCCCTTGCATATAGTCTTAGCCTATGAAAATCTCTCATCTGACTATAATACCTACAAGAGCTCCCGTCTCGTTTAAACCATTCATACTGAATAGCTTGACCTACCTGTAATCCAAATTCTTCCGTTGCCTTCTCAGCGTCAGATACAAATTGACTTGGGAATCCTGCAGATGAAATGTTTACGTTTACCTCTTTCATCTTTTAATTAATTCACTTATTGTTCCTTTATTACTATACCTTGCAAAGTTAATACTTATTTTCGACTCTTTTTTCTCAGGGAGATAAGCATTCTTCTGAGTAGCCATTACCGCTAGCCCTGAGCTTATCGTTGCGTCATACTTTGTCCTGTTGCTTATATCAAACTTTGCCCAATCCTCAAGCGTTCTAGTGAACATCATAGACCCCATATCATCCATGTCCCTATACGCACCGCTCAAATCTAGTCCCACATACTTCTCTATGTACGACTCAATAGCTGAGGCGTGAGACTGTTTAACGTCCTCGCTTGAGTTGGGTATACCCCCTAGCTCCTTCTCTGTCTTAGAGAGCTTGTTATACTGCTTGTCGGGTCTGTTGATACTAAACCCTCTGTACCCCCTGTTCTTAAAGTGATACAACAGCCTTGGCTTATTGTTCTCCACAAGTATTGGCATACCATAGAACACGCAAGCCATCAGCACCTCCTCAAAGAATATCTCTGCGGTCTGCGGTCTAGCCACGTACTCTAAAAAAAATTCATTAGAGGGGGCTTCATCCATGTTGAATTTAGTCAATCCATGCAAAGCTCCGTTAGAACCACCCCCTCCTACTGTTCCTGAAATATCATATGAGTCACAGCCAAAGGCTCCGATATGCTCATTGCCGGGATGCTTAATCCCACGCTTATCTATTACCGCATTCTGTAACCCCTTGTTCGGTGTCCAACTAACCAAGAACCTCCCCCTCTTGTCGGGACTCCATATCACCTTACTGTCCTTTATACCATCCTTCCAATGAAAGCTACCCCGTGTTAGGTGATGCTCTCTTATTAGTGAGTCGTTATAATCAATCTGCTGATATATCTTTGTTAGATTAAACAGAGACTGCTTGCTCTCGTCCCTGAAGGCATGAGACTCTGTGCGTGGGAACTGACGATAGAACTCATTCAAGGCATCAGGGTCATTCTTTAATGAATCAACCTCAGCCTCCCAATAGTCAATAGCCCCGTTATCAATCATCTCACCGTCCACTCCAAGTAGCGGCTTAGTAGGTTTTCTTAATACAGGCATTCCATACCTATCAATAAAACCCTCCATGTTCCATTCCATAGGAATAAACAAATTATATAACCCGCTCTTGGTCTGACCGTTAGCGTTTCTCTTCATTGGATTAGAGTCATTGTATAACTTCTTAAACTCCTCACCACCCTTATTCAATGCGTTTGAGGTGGAGCCCATCATACACTTGCCTATAATCTTGCTACCTAATCTAAGGCAGGTCTTTGTAACCCGCCAATTGTTTAGTATGTTATTAGGTTTCAGCCACTTCCCGCTCTCGTCATGTACCAAAAGTAATAGCTTCTCGCCATCGTAGCTGTTGTCATCTGTGTTCTTCCAATCTATTGTGGTATCAAGCCCCTCCATATCCATGTCGTCAATGGTGGACATATTCTTTTTTGTAATCTTTGATGCCGGAATCCTAAAGGCAAGCTCTGTCTTCGGCTTATCCATACCGTCCTGTATGGGCTTGAAGAAGAATGGTAGACGCTGAGATATCGGTACAACCTTGTCGGTAAACATCTTCTTAGCATCACTACCCGTCTTTGATAGTATACCTACCCTTGAGTCTCTTACAAGCGTTCCCGTGTTTACACACTCCGATGAGGACATAAACGAGAACCCTGAACGTCTAATCTTTAGGTAGTCTATTCCAAAGCATCTCTTGTCTGCCTTGCAAGCCTCCCAATATATATATAGTATCCTATTCGCCTCCCTAAAGTCAGGATAGCCAACATCAATATTGGTCCACTGTAGATACATATAGTGAGCTCCTGTTATATATGTTTGAGTACCATTATTTATAAACCAATAGCCCTCCTCCCTTCTATCAAACTCCCCCTCGATATAGTCTACCCACCTGTTCTTAAACGCTGAAGGCATATCATTCCATTGGAATATAGAAGGAATCTTGTCAAGCTCTTTTGGAATCTCTTCACGCTCCCAATAATCTTTTCCCTTTGATATTTTATCAGGGGCAATGGGTAACGCTATCCGTAAGCCATTGATGCTTACAACATCTCCTATCTGTCCTGACTTGGATATTACTACAGCATCGTACTTGTCATTATACCCATAGGTCCAACTCTTTACCCTGTTCTTATTCTTTACCACCTTTGATGGTATATAATCCTTTAGAACACTGTATAAGTTATTTTGACCTTCTTTCTGCAAATCCCTGTTTTGTATCTATCTTTGTCGCCCCACGTTCTGAGACATCTATATTCTGTTTCTCACCCTCTATCTTTGAGAGTATCTCGAATGCATCAAATATAGCTAACTTTTTTGTAGCAGCAGCATTCTTTAATCTATCTGCCGCTAGCTCATCGTCAGGGTCAGGCTTTATAATGTCCTCCTTAGCAACCTTTATAAGCTGCTCAACAGCCTGCATACCTGCGTGTATTATTCTGAGTTTAATATCCTTTGTCTCCATTATAGTTTTATTGTTATCTGATGGTCATACATACGATAAAGCTTCTCTCCATCAATATCAAACTCATACTCGCTGTCAGGCTTAAAGCATATAGTGTCTCCTGACTTAATGCCTTTTGACTTTAGATATTCATTGGGGTACACCATCTCTCCCATCAATGGCTCTTCAGAGAATGGCTTAAACATATATGACTCCTCTGCAGGAATTGGCTTAACAAAGCAGTATCTATCGTATGAGTTCCACTGACCATTGTGTTTATACATAAAGAACTGTTCCTCGTCTATAAAGAACAGGTCATCCTTAAAGAAGCTCTTTCCACTCTGCCTCCTCCCCTTCATGTCGTTGTAAAACTTAAATACGTTGTGGTGTACCAACAGCGTGTCACCAACCTCGATTGGTCCTGTATATCCTATTGGTGTCTCAATGACTGTAGCATAGCGACTAGAGGACTTGTGGTCCTCCTCAGAGGTGCTTGTAATAAACTCAATCCCTCCTATCTGTTTTGTGTTGTTGTATCGCTTGCCGTTCTTTGATTTTGTTATAAAGTAAAACGGTGATTGCATTTAAAAATTTATATTGTATTCAATTGAAATTGGCATTGTTCGGGTGAACTCCTTCCAAAGCATCACCTCGTCCTCCTGCTGAATCCATATCTTAATAGACTCATTGTCAGGATTAAATTTTATTAGATGTATCGTGTACTTAGAGCCTAATATCTCCTGACCCACGATGTAATGCATGGCACTACCTTTGTAGTCGGGTCCTATAGATATCTTTCTAATGTCCATTATACTACGATTCTAAGCTCTCCTGTTGCCGTCTTGTATACATCGTTAACAAGAAGGTCTCCCGCTAAAGCTGCTGCGTTATCAGCAAATGTTCTTAGCTGTGAAAGTTTAAAAAGTCCTGTAGATATCTCTGTCTTTCCCGCAAAGGTTGCTGCACCTTGAGCTATGTCCTCCTCGGTATATGTTAATCTAAGGCTCTCTGATGCTTGACCTGCGGTTCCTCCGAATAAAACACTTGATGGTGTAATGTTAGGAAGGGCATTAGCTCTACCTATTGCAGTAACCTCAATCACTCCATTCGCTCCTGAGTTTCTTGACACTATGCCTACATTCTGAATAAGTGCTGTCCCTGTTGGAGCGGTCTTAGTAAGACCACCTCCTGATGCGATATATAATATATCCCCTACGCTTGGTGAAGGAACTAATGATGATAGGTCTATGCCTGTCAATGTCCCTATAGACACTGCATTTCCATTATCATTCATAGCGTATGCTGCATCTGCAAGACCTATTGCGGGCATCGTTGATGCTGACGCTGAGTCTGCTTTTGACACC